CGATAGTTGTTGGGCTTGCAGATACTCCTGCATTACGCTTTAACACACCATCAACATAAACTTTAAATGAAGTTGTATTATTGACAACAACTAAATGGTGCCAAGCGTTATCTGCATATGTTTCTGTAGATGTGTATATATTAGTTGTACCAATATAATTATTTACAATTAACTTTCCTCTATTGCCAGTATAAGGTGTTCCTATTTCTGCTCCAAGATACTGTTCTCCATTTTGGCTAATGTATGTAAATAATGGACGGAATCTATCATCATTTACTCCTGGAGGATTTGCTAATGTTAATGTATCATCATATGCAATCTTAAACCACATTTCTGTTGTAAATGATCTATCATCAAATAATGAAAATGCTGACCAGTTTGGAAGTTTAATTGAGGATGTAGAACCATTAAAATAAGCTGAGCGACCATCTACATCTGTAGTTTGATCTAATGTAAGATTTGAAAAAGTTGATGATGTGGATAAAGATCCATAGTTTGTTGGAGTTCCTGAAGTTTCGTTGAGACGATACCAAACCTTTGGGCTTAGTGATGATATTTGATTAATATATGCGGTCATAAAAAAAGACTGCCGTTAGGCAGCCATAACTCCTAACAAAGTGTGGCTTACTGGTGTGATACTTGAAATGCTTGTTCCGCCAATTGAAATTACAGGAGCAAGAGAGAAGCGAGAAATAACTGGAGATGAAATTATCATATCAGAAAGGATCTCTACGGTTATTTTGTTTTCCACCATTACAGCGCCTGCTGAAAGTGGTCCCGCTTCTACTCTTGCGTCCATTTGCGTATTACCTTACGCTACAGTGATTCGAACAATACCAGTCGAATCCCATGTGATTGTAAAGTTACCATTGGTTGAAGACTGGTCTGAGCCGAAGTCTACATATCCAATAAGTGCTTTTGTACCAGCTGAAGCGCCTGAGTCATTATAAACTACTGCATGACGAGCAGTAATTGTTGAAGATGACCAAGTTACATCTGCTGCATCGAGAACGATTACGTTGTTTGTACCATCATATGTAGAAGTCTTTGAAGACAAAGTGATTCCACCAGTGGTATAGCCTGTACCAGAGACTTCAAATGATGATACATCATCAAAGTAGTCATGTGTGTCCTGGTTAGGTGTGTAAGAAGATGATAGGAGAGCTACTTTAATAGTATCTGAATCCCAATCGATTTCCTTATTGAGTGCTTGCTTTAGGAAGTTACCGTATAGTTTTGATGGCATTTTTTATCTCCCTTACGCTGTCTTTTCGACGATTGCGAATGCATCTGCATCTGCAACTGCGAAACCACGGCGGATACGTGTCTTAAGAAGAACACCGTCCTTAGTAAATTCTGCATCACGTGAAACAACTGACTCTACGCCACCACGGACACCATTGATAAGCATCTGACGGTTACCGACGATGAGCAATGCGTTTCCTGCTGGTGAATCTGTTGCTGCTGCTGATGTAGCTGCACCGTATGAAACAACTAGTGGATATCCAAATAGAGATCCTGGTGTTCCTGCTAGTGGATCTGGTAGAACTAGGTCAGAGTTACCCTTGACCATTCCACGGATTTCCTTAAGCATCTTTGGGTGAGCCATCCATACTGTGTTAGCTGCATCAAACTTCTTTGAGTTCTCAGCAAAACCTAGAGCGTTGTTAAGATCTTCGTATGACATTGCTCCACCTGTTTGGATGATTTGTGAAACTGGTGCTGTTGGGCTTGTAGCCACTGCACGGTATAGAGATGTGAACGGCTGACCGTCATCTCCATCGCCAGCTGCTGTTACACCAAGGCATGCGTTATCGAATTTGCGAGCCCAACGGCTTGCCCATTCTCTTTTGTAAACTGTTAGAACATCTGGAAGAGAATCGTTTAGATCTTCTTCTGAGATGTGCATAATCTGTGCGTACTTACGTGCTGTCAATACGATCTCGTCTAGAGTAGCTGCTGCTTCTGGGATTGTTCCACCCTCTGCAACTACCTGTGGAGCGTCTGATACGAAACGTGGTACAGTCTTTGTGCGTGATGCCATATTTTCACGACGAGCAAAGCGCTCAACTGCTGAATTAGCAACTAAGTCTTGGATTACATTAGAACCCTGCTCTTCGAGAATATAACCATTGGCTTCTGTTAAATCTGTTCTTGCCATGTTTGTTTCTCCTATTTTTAAATTAAATTTGAATTATGTGAAATAGATTATCGTCTAATACATCTATGGGTGTAAGTCCAAACGTCCATTTGGATGCTTATAGCCCTATTATACTAGATAATAGATTATTTATCTACCTAAAACAAGCAATGCTTGCTTTTCTGATGCAGATAATACTTTATTTACTGGTTTTGAGTCTGCAGAATCTGCTTTCCCTGCCACCAATAGTTTTGGATCAAATATTTCTGGAAAGTCCGTCTTTATTTGTTCCATTTGCTCTTCGAATCCAACTAGGTTAAATTCTTCATCAAGAGATAATGCATCAAACTTGATAAATTTCAATAATCTGTCAGAAGGTCCAACATATTGCTTGGAAATTTCTTGAACTACCTTTTCCTTTAGCAATCTGCTTGAAAATTTAGCGTTTTCTTCTTTGAATTTCGTTATCTCTGTTTCTAACGCTTCTTTCTCTTCTCTAAACAGCTTTGCATCTTTCTTAGCACGATCAAGAGCGGCTAAGACAGCTGCTGGGTCCTTGATCTCCTGGGACGTACCATCCACTTGAGTTTCTTCCATTATTGTCCTATCTGATTATTTCTTTCAGCTGCAGCTTGTTCCACAGCCAAATTATTTGCGTTTACGCCTGTTGATTGTAAAGATATATCTTGTGTTGTTCCAGTTGCTACCATAGATTCAGCAGAAATCTGTGTTGCTAGCTCTGCATCATAACCTAATTCAAGAAGGATTTGTTCTAATGGCATACCCACGCTCTTCTTACGAACGGCAACATCCCATCGATCAACTTCATCAACTGTCTCAGCATTTGACCAATCAATATCGATTACTGCAGAAATTCCTTCAATCTTAAGCATGAATAAGAATAGATCTTTCCATGTTGATTCAAGTGCCATTTGACGATTAAGAACCTTCTTTGTCAATGGTGCTTCTGATACACGCAAAGCTTGTCCAGAAGGAATATAACTTCCACGCATAAAGTAATGTGTTGGAGTTGATGTAATTGCAGCCATTTGATTAACAAATTCATTTACAGGCTCTGTAAATGTCTTTGGATCTGCAGCTGGGAACTGTCCAACAGTTTGAACGCCTTGAAGATACCAAAGTTCTCCTGGACCGTTCTTTAATGTTCCAATATTTTCTCTTGCTGTATCATCTTCAGAGAAATCATCCATCTCTGCTGCGTTGCCACCATTAGACAATGCATAACGCTGTGGAGCACCCTGATAATCTACTGTCATCATGTGAGTGTTTACCAGCTTGTTGATAGCATCTTGCGGACCAAATGCGTCTGCATGCTCTGGACGGCCATAAGGCTTGTGTGTGCGGAAATGGAATACAGGTACTTCGCCCCATGGATTAGCAATTGTCTCTGTTAGGATAAAGTTTGCTCCTTGTGGAGTTCCCATGTTCTCAATTTCTCCATATCCAGCATATTTTTCAATACGATCTGGATAATAAAGATTTAAATGTATTCTCTTTGTGTCGTAATCAGCATATTGCCACATTTTGGCTGCAAACAGCTTCTTTCGTGGGTTCTCTTGATCATAAACAACTACAGTTGTAAGCGGTGAGTTGTAATCAATTGCAAGCTTTCCATTTTCATCTGGCCAAACTATTGCATATGAATCTCCATAAATAAGAGTGTTTCTATGAATCTCATTAATATCAAGCTTAATGTCTGCTTGTTCTAGTAGGCTTGCCATGTATTCATCGGCTTGTGGCGAACTTGTCTCAACTTGATCAATTTCCAAACGATTTAATACTGCATCTACTACTGTCTTGCTAAAATTAAAGCGAAAATCGCTTTGGTTCTTTTGGAATAGTTTAAACCATCTCTGATTTAAAAAGACTTCTGGCTGTGTACCTTCATAATAGGTTTCAGCACGGTTGTAGCCGTCTTTCTTTGTCAAGATATAGTCTAAGGCTAATCTAATATCATCAATCATATTTATCTCCTCAGATAGTTAAGTTGTTTGGCCATTACCTTTGGAGCTTTATTGTCCAAGAAATAAAGTACGCCAGACACTACCGCATCAAGAACGTCATCGTGAGAGATCTTTGGGAAGGCCCACATCTGTTCTTCCAACGCAGGAAAATGTGCGGTGTGTCTAATTTTTCCTTGTTGGTAAAAGTTCAAAGCTTTTCCTGCACGGATTTGCTTTGAAACACTTTGTCTTATAGATCTATATTTTACAGGAATATTTTTAAATACATCCTTCCATAGATCACCACCTTGGTTTGTTTCTACATAGATAACACCTGGTTGGTATAGGTCCACTAAGCTTGCGATTCTGTCAGACAATTCTGATGGAGATACCTTTATTTGAAAAGCTTCTCGTACATAAATGTTGTCATCATCGCCTCTGGACAATACAGCTATGCCTGTATAGTCAGAAATCTTGTTCTTTGTTACAGCTGGGTCAATGGAGATAATTGTATTTCCATATTCCTCTAAATCTCCAATAATAATATCCTGTTCTATCCAGAAATTACCATCAGCATTAACAGGTCTATTCATATAGTTCTTAGCAAAGTCACGAAGGTGGCGTTGGGACTGCAGCCACTCTATAGGCCACTTCTCAGGCCATACGGAGCGTTCTGAGCCATCGTCAGAGGTCATGATAGCTGGATAGTAGTGGACACCTACGTTCTGGTCTGTAATCCACTCCAGTGCCTTGTCAGTCTGTCCTTCAG